TTATACTATTATACTATCATATAATAGTGCTTTTGTCAATTGACAAAATGTCGCATTTAGATAGGTTTTGCTGATGGTTCAACGTCTATTACGGCAGCGTCTTTGCCAGTATCAGTTTTACCTTTGTCGCCTAGTTTGATAATCTTTGTTTCTGCTCTTAAAGATTTAAAATCTTTCTTTTGATCTGTCTTCTTCATTGCAGCGTCTTTTTTATCTTGGTTAATTTTCTCACCATGATCGTCTTGTGTTACAGCTTCATTCTTTGGTTTCTCACCACGTTCTTTTTTAGAAATTGCAATTGCAGCTTGTTGAGCAGGACTAACTGCTTCAGTTGCTTTAGATATTGCAGCTCTTCTTTTGTGAAGATACTTGTCTGTAGAATCTGTATCGCCATCGTTGTCAATGTCTTTATCTTTTCTATCGTCAAACTTTTTCTTAACTGCGTCTTTGTTAACTGGATCCATTCCTTCACTTACAGCTCTTCCTGATCCTAAATTTTCACCTTCTAAAGTACCTCTAGTTGCTTTTTCAGCAGCGTCAATTCTTCTTTGTAGTTCTTTTTCTGCCTTAGGTTTTGCCTCAGCAGCGTCTTTACCACTTGCTTTTATTGTGCCCTCGTACTCTTTAATAGCGTCACCATCACCTCTTTGTGAAGTTGATGGCATATATAATTCAAAATTGTAATCAAAAGCATAAGTGTTTTCTTTTATAAAACTTTCACTTACAAGTTTACTTGCAAGGTCTTCTAGTGATCCTGATTTAGTTTCAAAGTATTTCTTCTCTACAGATAATTTAATGTCTGATTGTGGTTTTGAGATAGAAGTTTGTTTAGTAGCAATAGTATTAATTTTTTCTTCTATACTACCTTTCTTTGTATCAAAGTATTTTTTGTTCATTATTTTTTACTCCCTCTTACTTTTTTTGCAAGGTCTTTATCAGCACCGCCCCACGTACCACTTGATTTTGTAACAAAACTATTTACTCTAGCCATTGCCCATTGTTGTGGTGTAGTTCCTGGTCTGTGACCACCTTTCCATGCAGCCATTCCTCTATTATATACTTGTTTAAGTATTGCATATGACATGCCTGTTTTTTCTGCTTTATTTTTTACAGCTGCAATAGCCTCTAATAATGCTTTCGCAGGATGTACTTCTTCTTTTTGTGTCTTATTCTTTAGTGTGTCCATCTTCATCTGTATATTCTCCAAGTCGTTTTTAGCTATTGCGATTTTAGTTTTATCTTTAGCGTCGCCTACATCTAAATCTCTTAATTTAGTTTGTAGTGCCATTTGACTAGTTCTCATTTTAGCCATTCTTTCGCTATCAGTTGTTTCTTCTTTCATAGAACCAGCATGTTTCATATCACCTGTTTTTCTTTTCATTGCAACACTTCTTGCCATATTAGATACAAAGTTTATACCCGATTGTGCAAGTTGCATTAATGTATCTGTAGAATATTTGTCTAAAAAGTTCTTTAAAGTTTTTACTTTTTCAGGTGACATTAATTTTATCTCTGCCCAACTATCTTTTAATTTTTTGATTTGTTCAGGACTCATTGCCTCAAGCATATTAATTGCTACATCTTCTTTCTGCATTCCTTTTATATCAGGACTGTTATCAGATTTAAACTTGATGTTACCTTTTAATGTATCTTGTGTTACAGATACTTCACTATTACCTTGTGATCTTAATTCTTTTGCTTTCTTATCAGCAGAGTCTTTTGTTTTAAAAGGTGACGCATATCTTTTGCCATCTTTGCCTTTCCATCTTGCAACATGAACAAGTGTAAATTCGTTCAAGTGCCATGTTTGTCTATATCTTGTTACCATTTTTTACAACTCCAATATCTTGCTTTCCATTTAGGTCCTGGATTATCGCAATTATGTCTTGCTCTAAAGCTTCTTCGTCTTGCAGGATTATCTGCTTTGATCTCCATATTGGGATCACCGAACCCTAATTTTATTATGTTACCTTTTTCATTCTTTACATAAACATAAAATTTCTTTGTGCCACCTCTTACAGGTTTATTAAGTGTGACCGTTTTGCCTTGGTATTGTGCTTCAGTAATTGTAGATGGTAATACTCCCCACTCATTTACATCCTCAGCAAATTCTTTAAATGACATTTTAAAACCTTCAGAAGCGCCTAATTCTTTTCTCATCTCTGCTTTAGATTTTCTGTATTTTCTTTCAAATTCCTCTGCGTCTAGTCCACCTTTTTCTTTACTCATAAGGTCTATAGCGATGTCTTTCATTCTGCCTTCTTGCATATTTGTATTTGTGTCAATCACTTTATTGAACATCTTGTTATATGTTTCTTCAATTTTAGATTGCCATTCTTCTCCATATCTTTCCTTATATTTATTAATAGTTTCTTCTTTAGTTGCCCATTCTTCTATATCTTTTAATTCAACTTTCTTATTCATTTCCTTATCCTTTTCAGCGTTGATATTGATTAAATTATCACTATGTTTGCTTGGAGTATATGAAGTACCTTGAAAAGTTTGTTTGTAGTGTTTTTCCCCTGGAGTTATTGAAGATGTATATTTCGCATAGTCATGTCCTATATCGTAAGACTCTGGCATTCCTGTGTCATTAAATTCGTTACCTCTATGTTGAGGTTCTCTTTCATTCTTTGTCTTTAACTCGCCATACATTTGTTTGAAACGTTTTGTATGTTTACTTGTTTTAGTTTTTGCTTTCTTATCAGCAGGAGATTGTACGTAGGCAGACTTATCACTATCTGATTTCTTACCTTGTTTGTCTAAATGTTTATCGTGTGCTTTCTTATCTTTATCAGATAGTCCTGCAACATATTTTTTAGGTTGATCTGTTTCTTTATCGTACTGATTTTTTCTTTTCTCTTTTAACTTCATTGATCTTTCCTCTAATTTTACTGGATAGACAGGAGTTTCCATAATATTATATAACCAACATTTGTGTAGTTTCATATCCTCGTCTTCCAAGGTAACATAGTTTGTACCTCTTCTTATGATAACACCAGTAACGTTTGTTTCAACGTCATCAACTATATCTCCTACATCATACAAATGCTCTGAAATATATTTGTCCCTTAATGTCATCTTGTTTAACTCCTCTAACGTAGAGGCAGTTACAAATGGTTTAAATTTTAGTTCGCCCACTTCATACGAAGCTGCTAACATCATTCCTTTTCTTACATTTCTAAATAAATCTTGTGCGTTTTTTGAGTTAGCAAAGCCAGACGGTAGACCTTTTTTAAATGTATTGAAGTCTTTATCTTTTGCGGCTGCTCTCATTTTACTAGCACTCATACCTGTTGCACCATCAGCGTCTGGATCTCTTTCACCAGCACTTGCAACATTTATACTATCAAAGTCATATAGACCATGACGGCTCTTAACGCCGTTGTATTTTTTTAAGATAGTATCAAATTCTCTTACTCTATCTGAACCTGCAACAAACGTAACATTAGAATAACCTTTTTTGTATAGTTCAGTAGCAATATCTAATATCATATTTGAAGGGTTTAACATTATGCTTCTAGCATGTCTAGGAAACATTTGTTTCATTGTTGCTAATTTAACTCTAGCATTCAATGGGTTTTTAGATGTGTCTTCAGATTTACTTAAATAAATTCTGTAGTCATCTGTTCTTTGTTGTACCACTTTGTTAATAAGTTTTTCGTGTCCTATTGTAGGTGGGTTAAAACGGCCAAAGGTAAATGCTATTGATCTACCTTTGGCCTCTTTTATTTTTGATAATGATTTCAGTTCGTCTGGCGATATTTTACCATCTTCCATAATCTCTTTCAACTTTTTGAAAAATTTGAGATAATGATACTTTTCTAACATTTTATAAATCACATTCTTCGGAAGTCGGTTTTTAACACCAAACTTTCTGATTTCGTCTGGTGACATATCTATACTAAAAGCATCCTTTCGGTCTGCAATAGTCTTGTCACCAATATCAATTAGAGTGTTAATAGAATCTTTAATCTCAGCTAACTTTTTAGAAACTAATCCAGATAAGTTTTCTATATCTGCGTTTGTTAAATCTTTTAGTTCCTCATAATCAATCATATCTCGTACTAATTCACCTTTAACAACATCTATTTCAGAAACACGCTTCTGAAAATCCGTAACGTATTTTTCAGGTTCAAAGGTGCCAGGTTCTGGTTTTTTGATCCACTTGTTAGTGTCTATATCAAAAGTACCATCAGCCATGTCCCTTGCCTTATTAAATGTTACAGGATCTATGATGGAAAAGTAGTTGATAGGATGCTCTGTGCCTGGTATATTCTTACCATTTATTTCTGCTTGATATTCTCTAATCTCATCATGTACCTTTTCTTGTTCTGCTTTTGAACCAGGTATATCAAATAAGATATTAATGTCAAGGTCTGCGTCAGCCCTATATTGTTTTGTTAATATACTACCGATTAGTGTATATTTAACTACTTTACCAAATTTTTCAAATGTCTTTATACCATCTAATGCCATTTTCTTAACAGATGGTTTTAATACTGGATTAGGTGTATCTGCTTTATCAAATACTCCTCTTGCATATGTCTTTCTAGGTATATCAATTATACTTTCTTTTAAAGACTTTCTATTTAAATTAATTTTAGGATAAACTTCTTTTGCTAATTTAACACTTGCGTTGTGATCTGAAGGATAATGCCAACCTGCATATACTCTACCCATACCACATTCATCAGCAGCGTCAATCAAGCCTTCTCTATGATCAGGATATTTTTCTGCATAGTATTCACCAATCAATCTACTTTGTAAAGAGTGACCACTAGGGTATGCTGGCGTCTTCATACTATCAGACTCTAAAGGCATTATATTAAACGTCATGCCTGTAGCTTCTGCAACTTGATATGGTCTTGCTCTTTCAAACTTATTCTTTAGTCTTTTAGCAATAGCAGCGCCTGTTTCAGCAATCTTATCTGTATCGTTTTTGTTTAACTCTAAATTATTATCTTTTAAATATTTTTCTATAGCGTATTGTGATTTAGGATCGTGGTTTTTTACTGATTGTTCAATCGCTTTATTTCTTTGTTTGAACATACCTTGCATTTCAATCATTTCTTTTTTAGTTGCAGCTGATGTGTTCTTACTAGGCGTAGGACAATCTATCTCGTTTATATTACCTGTATAGTTTTTAATAGGCTTTTCTTCTACCTTAGCGTGCCTAATATTTTCTATATCGTTAAACTTTTTAAATCTCATCTTTTACGAGCCTCTAATTCCTTTTTCATCCATTGTTTCGCTCTATAGTTTGATACAGGCGATGTAATAAATTTTCTTACTACTTTACTTACTCTATTCATTGTAAGCGTTGTCAATTCTAAATCTGACTTGTTGTTATCAACTACAATAAAATTCCTCATACCAAATAGTCTTTGAAACTTACCTATATTACTTTGAACACCATTCCAACTATTTGTTGTTATGTATTCTGGTATAGTTCTTTCACGTCTAGCATTTCTTGCCAATGCAACTTCTAAACTTGTATTCACAAATACCATGTAACAATCGTAACCCATTTGTTGTAGCATGTTATGATGTCTGGCAATCATATCATAATCTCTACCAGTACTATCAATAACTAAACCAAGTCTTCCATCTACATATTTATCTAATTGTGTGATAGTTAATGTCTTTGCTCTTTGTCTTATTATGTTTCTAAAATATGTTTCTTCATCTGGCATACTTAAAGATAAGTTTGCCTTTTTTAATCCTCTTTCAAATGCAACATCTGAATTAACTAATTTTAAACCACTACCTGCAAAGGCACTAGATGTAACAAACGTTTTACCTGACCCAGGACCACCTGCAAGAAAAAAGGCTTTGAATATACCTGGATCGTAAAGTCCTTCAGATAAGTGTTGTATAAAACTATTTACTTTCATTTTCTATTCTTCTTATAATTTCGTTAGCAGTATCTTCAGGTGTACCACCCTCTGCTTTTATTTCTAAAAATCCTGGTTTCTTTCTTAAATATTCTATTACAGGACCTGTTTCTTTTTTGTACAATTCTATTCTATTACCTATGATCTCTTCCGTATCATCTGCTCTACCTCTTGCAAGTAATCTTCTCATTACTTCTTCGGTACTTACATCTAAAAATACTGAATAGTCATAACCTATTTCATTCTTTTCCATGTCTTCAACTTGTTGCATATATCTAGGCCAACCATCTAGTACATAACCTTTAGGCGATTGTTCTACTTTGTTTTTAATTAAATCTAATACTATTTCATTAGGAACAAACTCACCTCTATCAACAATACTTTTTGCAATCTTTCCTATCTCACTACCTTTTTCTATTTCTTTTCTTAACATGCCACCTGGATAGATATGTGTAATATCAAAGTGTTTAATTAGATATTCAGTATAAGTTGTTTTACCTGAACCAGGTCCACCTAATATAATAATTCTTGTACGACCTAATTTTTCAAATATAAAATCTCTAAAACTTTTCATCCTTTAATCCAGTTCTTTGCCAAAGTAAAGTTTGCGGTACTAAACTCTAGTCTATCTACTAATTTTACTGCGTTGCCCATTCTATCTACAGCAACATAACCTTCAGGATTTGTTACTACAAACCCATTACCTTTTTGTAAAAATGTACCAATAGATTTTATTTGATTCATCTTACTTACAAGAAAAGTTTTAACTCTTTGTAACGTTACATAACTTGCAATCGCAAAGTATATTTCGTTTTCATTACTATCAATAAATCTTAAACCTGCATTTCTTATATCAGCATATTTTTGTTTTGCATTAGCAGTTTTCTTCTTTGACGCTTCGTCATCTAATACTTGTGCATAATACTTTCTAAAATCTTTTTGTATGTTTTTTACATTTGCAATAGTTTGACCTTGTCTAATCATAGTATTGAAATATATTTTTAATCTAGCACCTACAGACAATAAATTAGTTTGTCTTTTTAACATGTCTAAAACTTTTTTACCTTTGCCTAATGATCCCATAGCCATTCTTAACATACTATCATATTGTTCGTTTTCAGTTGTTGTAAACGTAGCAACACCTGAAGAGTCTTTATAACTTGCGTCATCAAAAAATACTGAAGGCGTCTTTGTAAAACGATTTACATTGACGCCAAAACTCGCCTTTAAATTAGCCATTTTTCTGCCATTGTAAGTAGTGTGAAAAATGATACCTAGTTTAGCTCTCTTAATTTTTTTAGCAAGATCAGTATTTTCGGGTACAGCGTATGTTATAGTGTTAGGTGTAAATGCGATAGCATCCTCACCTCTTATAGATACCGACTTTAAGTCGTTAGGTGTAAACAACAAGTCGCCTTGTACAACACCTCGTATACCTAATTTTGGTAATTCTTTTAAACATACAGATAGTTTAGTTGCTAAACCACCATCGTGGTTCTTTCTAATATCTGCTTGTGTGTAATTGATTTTGGGAGTTACGTTAAATATAGATTTTGAACCGACAAAGAATTTGCCGTTTTCAGGATTGACACCACAGAATACAGCAGGTGCACCATCCCATTTAACAGATACGTTTAATTTTCTACGTGAGGACCCTACTAACATGTTTCTTATAGATTTAAGAAACTCTACAGCATTGACACCACCTTGGTATCCGTTATTAATAATCTCGTCTTCTAAATGTTCTAAATGAGTGTTTTTTGCCTCATTTAAGTATTGTTTAAAACTATACATATCTCTCCACTATACCCATTATATCAAAAAATTACGCCTTTGTCAAGCGAAAAATCACTATATTCCATTAATAAATCACTACTTACAATACTATTTATGCTATTTTGCGATTACAAACCTTGATGATAGAGGAGACCTTGATGAAGCGATCTGAAACATTAATCTAACTAACTTATTTGCCTTGCTTTTAGGACCCTTGCTGTTAGTATTAAACCATTCTTTGATGGTAGGCATAATTTCATTAATGATATTTGTAGCACTTGCGATTGCAAGATAGTGGTCGTATTTGTTTTTGTCACCTTTTTTAGGGTTAACTGCTTTTCTTAATATCTCTTTATCTTTTAGATACATTGTCTTTAATCTAGCAAATTCTTTTACACCTTTACCACCATATCTACCACCTACTTGATAACCTTGTAGAAATTTATCTGCAGCTTTCTTATCTATTGTTGACCACAGGCTGTGCATTGCTTTTTCTGAAGCGATTGATCCACCTTTTGCAGGATCACCTTTCATAATAATTTCTATTACAAGTCTACCATTTGCACTACTACCTGATGGATCATGTCTGATTTTAATTATACCTTCTTTACCCTCAGCAGTAAGTTTTATTTGTATATCTCTTGTAACCGTTTTAGCACCACCTGCTCTCAACTTATCAAATGATAGTTCAGGTGTTCTTGCTAACATCTTATATGGTTGCCAGTCTGTTGTACCTTGAAACATAACTGATTTTAATACTTCGTCTTTTGCAGCTTGAACAAAATTTACTTTTACTAGACTTGCACTATTTTTAGTTTTCTTTAGTGACAATGGTAACAATGCACCTTTATCCATAAGTTCTTTTATTTTTTCATTTAGATAATCAAAACTATAAGATGATGGATCTTGTTTTGCTTCTTTTAATTCTTTTGATATGCCAATTTCACCTTCTTTATTTGCAAGGTATATATCTGCAGGATTCCATTTATTAATATCTGTAAAACCTATAAACTCACCAATCCTCTTTTGTGCCTCTTGTGTAGGTTTAGATTTAGTTGCTATAGACCACAACTCCTGTATCTCTTTCATTACACCTACTTTACCTCGTAAGTAAAAGTAATCTCTTTTTTTCTTTGCGATATTGTAATCTTTATCTATCTTCTTTAAATCTCTAACTAATGTTTTAGCAATAGTGATAGAAGATTGATACCAACCATTTTTTGTTTGAGATAAAAATTCAAAGATGTCTTTTGCAGGAGCGTCAACGTCAACGCCTTTCATTGCCGCTTCTAAATCTTTACGTTCTTTAAGAGCAAAACTATCAAACGTAGGATACGTTTTTATATTGAGTTTTTGTTGTGCTTTAGATTCACCTACATAGTCTGCATAAGCACAGAATATTGCTTGGGCGCTTTCAGCTAATGTTGTTACGTCTGCCATACATATATTTATGCACGGCTTCTGCCTCTAGTTCTGGCAGGAGAATTATAATTTGTCTTACCTCTATCTAACATCTTCTCTTTTTCACCTCTACAATCAAAGAAAGGTGGGAACCCGAATATGCCAAACGTCTTATGTTTATTCTGAAACTTTGTTAACTTCTTTACATCTTCCTCAAAGAAAGACTCTTTTAACACAAGTTTACTAGGCATTTCTACAGATCGCCAAACTATATCGTCTTTAATCTTAACCATTTCTGTTTTGTAATAGATAGATGGTTTTCTTTTTCTTACTTTTGCCATTCTTCTCTCCTTTGTTCTTTTGAACATATCATAACACAAGGTTTAGGTAGTTTACTAGTATCACCACTTTCAATCGCCTCTTGTAATTTGCGACCTAATTCTACCCATTCTTTACTTTGTATTATATCATCAATAGAGTGTTTACTTAAATCACCAGCTTCTGCTAGTTTTTTTAGGGTAGGATCTTGTAAATGTATAGGACTATCAATATAACAACAAGGCAACAACTGATTTCTGTTTGTAACAGCCATTTCAGTTAAAGGATTGCCCGCTATACACATTGATTTAAATTTTTTCTTAATCATCTGTTACTTTATCCTCATAAGTAGTATCTAATCTATTTTTTTTACTAGGCATTAAGTGATCTGTAAAACCTTTTAACCATCTTGCTGATTTCATAAGAACAAATCGTAAGTTATTATCTTTTGCCATTTGTTTAGCTTCTTCTATATGATCTTCATTATAGTTAAATACAATATATTGCCATATAGGTTTACGTTTTAAAATTTTTGCACCTTCACACATTATCTTAAATAATTTTTCACCGTCTTGGTGCTTTCTATACTTGTGACTTTCAGATGGTAAACCATCTATACCAAATTGCCAAACTGCTATGTCATAAGTTTTAAATGCTTTCATAAAAAAACTTTCTGGTTTGTGAGATGAGGCAGTTTGTATTTTAACTCCTGTTTCTCTATCTTTACACATTTTTAATAGTTCAATAAAGTGAGGGTAATGTATTGGGTCTGACAATTGACCACCTAATGATACCTCTTCAAAATTGTTTAGTATCATCTCAACACTTTCTAAAGGTAAGTCTTTACCTGGCACTTTATTTGCAATTTTATTAAGCCATTCATTATTAGACTTCCATTGAGAGGGTTTGTAATACATTTGTCTTTGACACGCTGGGCATTCTAATGCACACCTATGTGATAAGTCAATCAAACAATTTCTATTTTTTTTAAAAAACGGTGATCCCATATCACCTATTTATTTAAATTTTAAAATCTGAAAACTTATCGTAAGCGTCAACCTCTTGTGGGCCTGATGGCTTATCTATCTTATCTTTACTTTCTTGGTTACTATCTACAATTTGTTGAGCAGATTGTTCAACATCATACAATCTCATCTTGCTTCTATCTACACCTATTATAAATGCACGATTAACAGCAGGATCATTATAACGATTCTTTAATTGTTTAACTTTGATTTGACCTAGTTCTTCTAATTCTTCGTTTGATATTAGAGCAAACATAAAGTCAGCAGTTGCAGGAAGACCAAATGATTCTGAAGTATCTTCAAGTCCTACGTCACTTGATAGATAACCAGTTCTAGTTGTTTGTGTAGCAGATACAATAGGTACATTATATTGTACTGCAAGACCTCTTAATTCTTCAGCGATAGATTTAACCATAGTATATGAGTTAATATTGCCACCTTTAAATCTACTACTAGTACATATATTCAAATAATCAATGAATATTAAATCAGGTTTAAATGCTTTCTTTAGGGCAAGTTCATCTAACAAAGATTTAAAATGACCTGCATGAGCAGACGCCGTAGGATATTCTTTGATAATTAATTGACCATTGGTTTTGTTTTGCATTTTAGATGTTTTATTATCGTATATTTCTTTTGGCATTTCATAAAGATCATCAATAGTTACATCTAATAAGTTAGCGTCAATTCTTTCTGCGATACGTTCTTCAGCCATTTCTAAAGTTATATACAATACATTTTTACCTTCCGATATAACACTACTTGCAACATGACACATAAACAAAGATTTACCAACACCTGTGCCTGCAAGTGCTATGTTTAAAGTTTTAGGTGGTAGACCACCTTTTGTAATTCTATTGAAGTATGAAAGATCAAACTTTAATCTTGCTTCAGTTCTATGGTAATATTCAAATCGGTCCTCTGCCTGATTTAGATAATCATGTCCTATATGTCTATCAAAAGAAACGCCAAGCGCTTCTGATAAGATACTAGGTATTGCTTCTGGTGTATGTTTCTTATCTTTGCCATCTATGATTTTGATACCTTGTAATACTGCATTATACACAGCACGATCTTTACAAAACTTTTCTGTTGTATCTAACAACCATTGTTGTTCAACTTCTTCGTGTTGTAAACTATTTAATAATGATTTTGTATTTTTAAATTCTTCTTCGGTAAGAGTCTTGTCGTTTGACAATTCAATTTCAATTGCTTCTTTTGTAGGAAGATTATTATACTTTACAACGAAACCATTTATGATATTGAATAGAGCAACCTCATCTCTATTTCTAAAGAAGTCAGGTTTAATAAATGGTAATGTTTTTCTTGTAAAGTCTTCGTTAAAGACTAGGTTGGATAAAAGTGTCTTCTCAAACATAATGTAGATAACTCCCTATAATATACTTTGGTTGATTGATTGGTTTCTGTCCTGCATGTCTAAATGTCCACAATGGTGGGAATACGAGCACCTTACCTGCCTCTGGTTTAACTGATATATCGTAATCAGGAAATGTTGTTTCGCCGCCATCATTGTTATTTAAATACATAAAAAAAACTAAAAATCTTCTAGCACTATTATAGTTAGTCACATCTACATGTGTTTGGAATTCATCTTCATTGTTAGGTTCATACTTCTTAAATCTTATCTGTTCAAAGCCAAACTTTTCTGGCCATTGTTTTAATGAGTCTATATTAACATCTTTTACATATTTGTCAACAACCTGTCTTAATTTAGGAAAGATTATATCTGAATATTCTTTCCAGTCTGAAAACATGTTAAGATTAATTTCTGTAAATGACATGTGACCTTTTAAATTAGTTTTAGATTGTTGATGTTGCGAATCTTCAAACTTATCAATAAGGTGTTGACATTGATCTTTACCTAATACATTTTTGTATGTACATATATAATCACTTTTGAAACTTAATTTGACCATTCTCTAATTGTTTTTCTACTACCTCTATTAATATATCGCCTATGTAATTTCTAAAATCAATACTTGCTGTATCAACATCATTAGGATTCTTCTTAATATCATAATCAAACTTTAAAGGCAATTCACCTTGAGCATTTTCTTCCGAGGCAAACTTTACATGACCATATGTGTATATGATGTCTTTGTAAGGGCCTTCTACAATCTTTATACAGCTGTAATCGTCAACATCACGCTGAGCAAAGACGTATCTATTCTGTGCCATAGAGGAATTCTTTTCTGGCTGCTTCGTCAATTTGAGCGAGAACATCTTTAGTAAAGAATTTATCAGGTTCATTATTGATAGTTTTAGCATATTGTTTTGATCCATCAGGTAGTTCTATTCTTGTTGATACTGATTTAAATATATTGTGTTTGATAGCAAGTTCTAATAACCCATAGTACTTATCAAGGCCATCTTTGTATGTTAATCTTACATCAATCAAAGCATTCTCTTTTGTTAACCTTGACTTGTAATTTTTACAATGAATAATATTACCAATGATTTCTTTGCCATCTTTCTCTTTACGTTTAGATAGATATACGATATTACTTGCAGCGTATTTAAGGCCAGAGCCACCACCCATCTCCTTTTGAGGAAACATTGAACCAATAACATCATATGTATGATTGGTCATAATCATAGGTACTTTTGCTTTGCCAAGTTTTAAAGTCAATACTCTAAATGCAGCTTTTACAATCTGCGATCTAGTCATATCTCTAGTTTCTTTACCTTCGGCAGTATCTTCCATCTCTTTTGTAGTAGATAACATTCCTAAACTATCTAATACAAACATTAAAGGTTTTCTAGTCTTCTCGTCTTGTTCTATGTATTTGTCAATCACTTTGATTGATTGATGTCTAAACTCTTGTACTGTGGCAACTGGTACAATAACCATTCTGCTACTGTCTATACCACGACTTTCAACTAATTCTTTTGTTAACGCACTTTCTGATTCAAAGTAAATCACACCTGCGTCTTTGTTTTTTTCTAAAAACGCTTTTACTATTCCTAATGCAAAGAAAGTTTTACCTGTTGCAGCTTCACCTGCAATTGCTGTAATCTTATTAGATGGCATACCACCATAGATTGATCCTGATAGTAAAGCATTAAAGGCAAGGGAACCTGTATCAATAAACGAATCAACGTCACCTGCTTCTACACCCTCACTTACTAGTGTGGCGTATTCATTACCAGTTTCTTTTATTATGTCTTTTAAAAAATCACTCATATTAATTCTCCTTATGTGTATGTATTATATCAGTATTTGTGTTTATTGTCAAGCGTCTAAAATAGTGTTGCTCTTCTACTATGTCTAAAGTAATCTAATTTTTCTTTTGAAAAGCACCATACGTTTTCAATATATATTCTATTCATAAACTCTGCTTTTTCTTCGTCACTCTCAAATAATTTATCTGATTTAGGTCGTTGCATAATCCTCATACCTATCTGACCTACAAAGTTATCTTTTAAACTGTCAACAAGTTCATCACTACTATAATATCTTTTGTTTTTTATATTAGGATCCATGATGTTTACAAACATATGCTTTGATCTTTCAAAACTTTTTTGAGCAACAGGTAAATAAAAATCATCACGCCATTTAGAATATTCATCAAACTTGTGCCATGATTGATTTTCTTCTTTCTCACCACCCTCATTATATCTTTCTGTAGAGAAGTATGGTGGACTTGTAAATGCACAATCTATATTGTCAATTTTATCCCATGGTAAATCTTCAGCGCCACAGTTATAGATAGTTACTTTTTTAGGTTTAGATAAGAAACTATTATATGTTTCTATTTGTTTTAAATATTGTTTGTAAGTATTAGGGTTAGGATCACAACCGATATATTCTTCAGCGTCACTAGTAAAGAAACCTGCAAGTCTATCACCCCAACCACATGATGTATCTAATACTCTTTTAGCATTTGTCATCTGATAGATTGTCTTTGCTACATTAGGTTTAAATTGTGTTGCAATATATGTACCTAATCTAAACGCTGACATGTAACTCTTGTCATCTAATCTACCACCTCTTAATTCTATTTTGTTATCTACTTCAACAGGTTTCATACCATTGATACCACGCCATATAGGACCTAGACAACGCCATATATCTTTTGCTGTACCATTCTCCCATACATCTTTAGGTGCTTTAAAACCAAAACTACCACAATTCAATCTTAAATGTTGATGAAAGTAATTTGATATGTCATTGAAATTAGATGGTGCGTCTATGATACCTAGACCGTGGTCTTTAAAATTATATTTGTAATCATCATACTTTTCTTTTACATTTTTTTCTAATAGTTCTATAGGTTTTACAAACTCCCATACATCTTGTTTCTGCAAAGATTTAAATGCCTGACGCATTGCCTCGTATGAAATCTCCTTTAGAGGAAACTTTGGTCTATTGTCTGCAATATACTGTGCCAAATCTTCTCTAAATTTTTCTTTACCTATATCATTAGTGACCGTTTCAAAGGTCTGTTGATCCATTACAGGTAATTTATTCTCATCTGCGTATTTACTTAACTGACTCATCATTCCATTTCTTTAATAATATTACTATAAAACCATATATAATTATAACACATAATATTGCTAATGTCAATTCCATTTATTTACCTCGTTTCCCCAACTATCCCAACCTTCTCTTTGTTGTCTAGCAAACAATTCTATGTATGGGCCTTGTAATAGATTCTCTATATGACTATACATAACATCTGGTTTACGACTATGTTCTCTACGTTTTTCTACAACTAATTGAGGTACTGATTTACTAACACGTTGTGGTTTACCTTTTGTTGCAAGTAAACACATTTCAGGATTACCTCTAGTCCAGTAACCTAGACCTGTAAAAAATCCATCTGATTTCATATTTGTTTTCGCCCATGTAAAGGCTACAGTTTTGTACTTGAAACCCCAAGCATTAATTACTTCAAATGCTTTATCTAATAAAGGATCAATAACCCACATTAATAATACTGCATTGTCATTTGCTATATTGTTTACAGGCATATTACATATGTCTTTGAAACTCATAACGTTATAATGTTTTTCAGGACTTCTATCTTTGCCTTTATTAGAATACGTTTTAAAAG